AGTTTTATACGACAGTAAAAATATTACTGCTGACATCAGTGATCATTTAATTTCATTGACCTATACCGATAAGGTGGAAGGCGAATCCGATGAAATTGAAATTAAGCTGGAAGATGCTGACCTGCTTTGGCAAAATGCATGGTACCCAAAAAAGGGAGCCCGGTTAGATGTTGAGATTGAACAGGATGGATATGTTCTGAATTGCGGGGCGTTCACCATTGATGAAATTGAAATGAGCAGTAGCCGGGAAGGTGATTCAATTTCTATCCGTGGATTGGCTGCATTCATCACAAAAAAAATGCGTACAAAAAGAAGCAGCGGGCACGAAAATAAAAGCCTTCGTGAAATAGCTTCCACCATTGCAGCGGCCAACGGGCTAACTGTTGCCGGTACCATTGCAGATATCACTTTCAAACGGGTTACACAGTACCAACAAACGGACCTGGGATTTTTAAAAAATATTGCTGCAGATTATGGATATACATTCTCCGTCCGTGATTCGGTAATGACTTTTACTTCAATCACAGAATTGGAAGGCCGTTCGCATGTGCTAACAATTGATAAAACTGAACTGCTTTCGCATTCGGTAAAAGATAAAACAATGGGCGTTTACAAGGCTGCTAAAGTAAAGCATCATTCCAGTAGCCAAAATTCCACGGTTGAAGCAACTGAACTAAACGCAGATACAGATTTTGCAAAAGAAGATACACTGGAAATTAAATCCAGGGCTGAAAATAAACAACAGGCTGAAGCGAAAAGTAAAGCAGCCTTACATAAAAACAATTCGCTGGAGTGTACAGGATCCGTTGCTATGCCTGGCAATACATTGATAATTGCCGGCAACAACTTCGAATTAACCGGTATGGGTTCGCTGTCAGGTATCAATCATATCATTAGCAGCTCTCACACAATCGATCGATCCGGCGGTTATGTTACCAATGCAGATATCAAACGGGTAAATAAAATTGCTACCTCCAAACATAAACCTAAAACAAAAAGCACGGTAAGAAATAATCAAACGGTTGGGCAAAAACCGGTGTACGAATCCAACAACGATTATAGCTGGCAAAATGCGACATCAAAATTTCAAAGCAGTGGGGCAGTAAATAATTATTAACAATGAATTTAAAATTCGGAAAAATAACGGAAGTGGATCCTGATAAAGGTTTGGCAAAAGTCACCTTCGAAGAAGATGACAACCTTGTCACGGCTTTTCTTCCAATGTCCGTTCCAAAATCTGCACGGGATAAATATTCAATTCCTTTCGATGTAAATGAACATGTATGGTGTATCATGGATGACGCTTGCGAAGATGGAGTTATTGGCGGCGCAATCTATGACGCACAGAATAAACCTTCAGGCTTGGCCGATAAAACAAGTGTGCAATTTGAGGGTAATATGAGGGTAGAATACGATAGATCAACGGCAACTTTGAAAATATCAGGCGGGGAGTTAGTCACCATTCAAATTGACAATTCAGAAATCAATGTTCAGGATGGTATTTTGATAAAAAGAGGGGATGAAACACTAAAGAAAATTTTTGATGATCTGATTGATGAGGTAAATAAAATAGTAGTTCCAACAAACGTTGGGCCATCCGGAACACCGACAAATGCAGCGGCTTTTTTAGCAATTAAAACCAGGGCAGCAAGCCTTTTAAAATAATGGCACTTAATAAAACAGCACTTGCAAGCGGGATAAAAGGCTTACAGGATAACCTGTATAGTGACAATACCAGAACACCGGATGAAGCACGGACAAAATATGCAAATGACCTGGCTGATTTGATTGACACATTTGTAAAATCAGGAACTGTAAGCGTAACGGTAACAACAACAGGAACATCTACAGCACACACCGGAACGGGCACCGGGGCGGTAACATAAAAACAAAAAAGCATTGGCAATATTAAAAGATATAAAATCTACTTCCTGGCAGGTATCAACTACCGGCGCAGGTTATATATCTGAAGGGCTGGAAGATGTAAGGCAGTGCATTGATGTTTTACTAAGAACGCAAAAGGGCACTGATCCGCTACGTCCTGAATTCGGTTCAGATATTTATCAGCACATAGACAAGCCTGTTAATTCAGTAGTTGCCAATGTAAAAAGGGCAATTATTTCCGCATTGGAAATGTATGAAAAGCGGGTATCCGTTGTTTCGGTAAAACACGCTGTCAATGTATCAACAATAGATTTCTTTATTACTTACAAGCTGATCGATAATGACATGATTGATCAGCTTCAGTTGTATTTATCTGATGGCGGTTTTGTGGTAACACCTGCCCGCCCTGGTGGTTTGGTTGTGGAAGCAATTGTTCCTGCAAATGGTATCCTTCAATTGAAGGTTGCATTTACAGCAAACGGTTCACCGGTTTTACCGGTACCACCTTCGTTTGGTTTTGCAAACAGTACCATCATGTTTGCATGGATCCTTGAAAACTGGGGAAGTTTTGGAAAGTGGTATCTATTGCCGGGAAAATTAATTGTGTACCTAAATAATAACATCACGGCCGCAACGCTGGAAGTTACTATTCAAACTATTTACCGTTACGAATCAGTTATCCCTGCACTGGAATCCGGGCAGATATTTCAATTACAATTAAATACTGATGATGAAAGTTCAATAACAGGAACAGTACCCGGGCCAATGGGAAATCTATTGGCATACGCAATTGCAAACTTTTCTGATTTCGGTACATGGGTAATTGAAAGTGAAAATGGTGTGGGTGATTTTAGTATTGAAGATTTTGACTTCAACGATTTCTCAGTGTACTCTTTTTTATACAAATTGGTTTTATACAGTGATACGTTAAGCGATGGCGGCGTAACAGTAACAGCAATATAATGGCAGTAACAGAAAAAATATCGTTTGTAGATACCAACCCGGACACGGTTGTAAATCAGTTGGTGACATATTACGAAGGCATTACAGGAAAAAAGATACAGCCAGCGCAAATTGAAAGGCTGGTGTTTTCTTCAACTGGTTACCGGATAGGGTTATTACTCAATCAAATTAATGAGGCCGCTAATCAATGCCTTATTGCATTTGCCATCGGGCCTGCATTGGAAGCATTGGCAGAGTTGGTAGGTGTTACCAGGTTACCAGCTTCATCTGCTCAATGCGTTGTTCGGTTCACTTTGGTAGATGGCCATGGTGCATTGGTAATGTCACCGGGTATGCGTGTACAAAGCATAGATGGCCAGGCTGTTTTTTCAACTATCGAAACCATCAATGTTTTGCCTGAAGACACTTTTGTTGATGTGAAATGTGAGTGTTTAAAAACCGGCATCATTGGTAATGGTTACGCAATTGGTAATATAAATATCATCCTCGATCCAAAACCTTATGTTTCTGCAGCTTCAAATGTTGATATAACAAACGGCGGTGCTGATGATGAAACAGATACCGAATTACGGGAGCGTGTTTTGTTGGCGCCATCTGCATTTAGTGTTGCAGGTCCAAAGGGTGCTTATAGATATTGGGCTAAAAGTGCTCATCCAACAATCGTTGATGTTGCTGTAACAATAGGGCATGACACTGAAGGTGATATCATACCAGGGCAGGTTGATATCTTCCCGCTGTTGCTTGGTAATGCAACACCATCCACCGAAATAATAGATGCTATTTATGCTATCTGTAATGATGATAAAATTCGGCCGTTATCTGACACTGTTGTTGTGAAGTCTCCTACTAAAACAGATTACACCATAGTCGTAAATCTTACTATCCTTACTGATGCAATTTCAACTGATGTACAAAATCAGGTGATGGCAAAGCTGGAAGCGTACCGGGATGCACGGGCAAATAAACTGGGAATTGATGTGGTAGTTAACCAGATCATTGGAGTTTGCCAGAGCGTTTCAGGTGTTTATACAACTGCTGTTGCTTCACCTTCAGCCAGCATTGTTGCCGGTGAAAGTGCATTCACAAACTGTACAGGAATAACCGTAAATATTACAGGCACAGCTGATGAGTAATCTTGCAACGATATTGCCCGATTCAATCAGTATTTATCCTGATATAGCAGCATTGGACACAGCCGTTGCAAAATACATTGCAACCATACCTGTTGAAAGATTGCTGGTTTATAATATTGATCACGTTGTTTCGGAGGCATTAACGGCACTGGCAGAGCAGTTTGATGTATTAGGATACAAGGGAATAAGGCTGGCGAAAACGGAAGATGATAAACGCCAAATTATCAAACGTGCAATTGAACTGCATAAATACAAGGGCACGCCTTGGGCGGTTCGTGAAGCAATGAAAAGTGTAGGGTTTGAAGATGTTGAAATTAACGAAGGTGTTTCCGGGCATTGGGCAAATTTTTCTATCACGCTGTTAACTGCAGGTGTAGGAATCACAGACAGCAGCATTGCGGAGCTCCGGAAAATGATTGAAGAATATAAGCCGCAACGCTCAAACCTGGTTGATATCCTGATGGAAATTTTGGTACAGGATGAAATCATTTTCAGCGAAGATGTTACCGGCATTTCACCGGATATTCTTGCTGATGACAAAATAATTTTTACAGCGTCATTACTTTATGATGGCGTTGGCGAATACAACGGAATCTTTGACCATAGCGGGGATTCTGATTTGGTAAGCATTGAACCTATATAATTATGATACTCAATACAGGTAAATTAAACGTTTTGCAATTACTGGCAGGCAATGCCATCGGCAAAAAGATAACACATATAGCAGTAGGTACATCTGGCACCGAAGCAACTGCAGCTGATACAGCATTAACCGGATCCGTTACGGCTGCCGTAACGCTGGTAGAATATCTGCCTGGCAATGTAGAGCGGTACACGGCTGTTTTGCCCGATAGCGTTCCAGCTATGACCATTGCAGAAATGGGCCTGGTAAATGAAGCCGGCACACTGGTACACAGAAAAGTATTGGCAAGCACTTTTAGTAAAGCGGTTGGGCTGGCTTATACATTGAAGTACGAAATAAAAGTTTTGTAAAATGACAAACATCACTGAAGAAAACATCTTCCCGGTAAATGTGAATCGGTATGATACGGATGATCCGGTATTGGGAGGGCTCACAGGCGAAAGCAATGATCCCATAATTGCGCTCACACATCGCAGCCGGTACCTGTATAATTATCAATCCAGTTTTACAGGCATTGAACCAATTACCACCACAGCCACCATCAATAATACATATTTAAGGAAGCTGATTTATATCAATGCAACGGCAAACCTTTCATTGAATCTTTCGGCTGTAAATACTTTTTTACCCGGGCAATGCCTTCATTTTAAATGCAAAAACGCTACTGGTAAAAACGCTGCTATTGTTCCGCAAGCAGGTGAAGATATCATGGAAGGAACATTGGTGAAAAATGTGTGGTTGTATGATACTGAAGAAATTGTTTTGGTTGCAGTTGACAGAACAGGCGGCGGGCCTGCTACAGGATGGGAGATATTGAATGCAAAAGGAAACTTTGATTTGGTAGGCAATGATGGCATGGTAAGAAGTCAGCCACGGAATTCAATTATTGCAAACGGTACTACCGGATTTTTACGGGCAGATTATGCCAGGCTTTGGGATATCGTTTCAGCAACTGCAATTGATGATTCAGTTTGGTTAAGTGATGCATTGAATTACAAATGTTTCTTCAGTGCCGGCAATGGTACTACAACTTTCAGAGTACCGGATATGCGTTCAATGTTTTGGCGTGGACTTGATCTTGGACGGGGTGTTTCATATTTCCGTTTTGGTTCAACTGCTGGAGCATACGCACCTGATGAAGTTGGACCACATACACATCCTGGTGTACCAAATAAAGTAAACGACACTGATAGGGGAGAAGGTCGTTCTTCCTTATTCAGTGTTGATAATTTAGGAAACACATTACCTAACACCGGTACAACAGAAACGTCTGTAAAAAATGCCGGGCTTATTCCAATTATTTATTTTTAAAAAACATAGGATGAAAAAATTATTATTTAGTTTGTTGATGCTGATTTCTGTCAGCTTATTTGCACAGGATCCTTCATATAGAAGTATAACGGATACCGGATCATTACGGGCAAAGGTGAATGAGTGGGTAAGGCCAAACGCATCTATCACGGCAACCAGGTTAAACACCTTGTTCAATGCAACAATCAGCATGGTAGGCGGTGAAGTTGATCAGGTAATTACCTCCGTTTCTTCGCTTCGTACATTATCCGCACCGCTCACAAAGAAGCTGTATTTCACAAAGGATCTGCAAAAGGAAGGTCAGTGGTATTATGATAGCCTGGATTTAAGTAGCACCGATAACGGCGGTACTGTTTTGGTGAGTGGTACAAAAAGATTCAAGCGGGTTATTCCTGATGGCAAGATTCAAACAAGTTGGTTTGGTTCTTTAAACGCAGCCATTGCTGGGCTTGGTGCAACCGTTACAACATTATCGGTAAGCACTGCACAAACACTTTCCGCAAATCTTACCATCCCGGCAAATATTACTTTAGAGGTTTTGCAGGGCGGTACAATCAGCACTACAGGATATACGCTTACGATCAACGGCACTTTCGTTGCGGGCCGTTACAATGTATTCACCGGATCGGGTACCGTTGTATTTGGGCCGGGTTCAATTGCGGCTCAATTCCCTGAATGGGATGGTGCAAAAAATAATGGTACTGATAGCGTAGCAACAACAACGGCGTTTGCAAGGCAGGTAAAAAGGGGTAATCCAATTGAATTAGGTGTTGGAACGTATTTAGTAACAAGCATTTCAAGTTATTTAAATCAACCTTTAATCATTAAAGGTCAATTGCAACGTGAACAATCAGTAATTCAAACAACTGCCGAGGCCAATGTTGGTATTAGTATAGCAAGTGTACACCCAGTACTACAATCAGTCTTAAAAGATTTTTCATTAATTGGAACTTCTTTAAATACAGGAGGCATACAATTAGGGAATGCCACTGCTCAATCAGTAATAGCCTTTGCATCAATTGAAAATTTAAGAATTATTAATTTTACTGGGTCAAATGCCTATGGTATTTCTTTAAATTCAGTTCAGGAATTAGAAATTAACAACTGCTACATTAAAAATAATTACAACGGTATTTACAGACCTGATTTGGGGTATGTTACATCAACCAAAATATCCGGTAAAAATTCATACTGTGGTTACAATCTTAATCGTGGTTTAGCTATAGAAGGAAAAATATTTGATCTACACGTTAAAGATGTAATTTTTGAAGGTAATGGAAAGGAAGGAATTTATTATAATTACGGGAATGATGCAAGTGTAATATTAATCAATGATTGCTATTTAGAAGCCAATTGTAAAAGCGGTACAGGTTTAGCAGCTATCACAATGATAGGTGGCACAACTGATGCAACGAAAGTTAATCCCTTAATTCAACGTAATCAATTCCATGGGAATTACGGCGACGTAGTTAAACCAATGATTTATTTAGATAATGTTATTGGTGGTGAAGTATCAAATTGTACAGGTTTGGGGGTTGACGTATTCACAACTGCAACTGTTGGTTGTCACTTTCGAGATAATGCTACACGATCCTCTTATTTCGTAAACTGGAAAAATTTTTATTCAAATTTAGTTGGAAATATTACCGCTGATGATATAGACCTCGATGGTAAACGGTTTTATTTGGGGAAACGAAGGATGCTGTCAAATTTTGCCGATAAGGTTGGCTATGATAGCGGCACGGTGTTTATTGCTGCGGACTCAATGAAACTGCCCCATAAAAAATATGTTGACAGTCTTTCGGCGGGAAAAATTGCTGTTACAGGAACGCCATCGGCTGGCTTCATGACTAAATTCACAAACGGTACAACTGCAACGAACAGTACGTTGGTGTATGAAAATAGCGGGCTTGGAAGAATAGGCGTAGCAACAACAAACCCATTGGCGACCTTTCACGTTGTCGGAACAGTTAGGGCAGGTGTGTTTACGAGTTTTGACGCAAGTGGTTATGGAGGTGGAACTATCTACGGATCATACAGCCTCGATAATGGTGAATGGAATATTGCCCCTGCGGCAACTGTTTCTCCCGTTGTTTTTTCTCCAAACGGGGGCGTTACTATTGGATCAATGACATACCGGCCACCGCTCAAAGGGTTAACTGTGAAAGGGCGGGTATTGATTGGGGGTATAGCAGATAACAATACTGATAGCGTACAGGTAACGGGTAGGGTTTATGCAAGCGCAGGATTTAAAACCGCAAGCAATTCAGCAACGCAATTACTTGCAAGCAACGGCGGCGAAGTGGCAACTTCCACTTTTGCCACACCGGCAAGCGTATCATTAAAAGCAGATGCAGCAAATGCAGCACTGACAGGCGTACCAACCGCACCAACAGCAGCGTATGGCACAAATACCACACAGATTGCAACAATGGCAGCTATCAAACAGGCTATTGATTCTGCAACCAATATCAGTATAACGGTAACACCCACTGGTACAACCGGGGCACAAACAATCAATAAATTAGGTGGATTTGTAAACTTCGCAGCTGGTGCAACATCTTTAACCGTTACTAATAGTCTGGTAACTTCCAACACAATTGTCAGGGCTCAAATTCAAAGCAATGATGACACGGCAAAAACCTGTGTAGTCGTTCCCGTTACCGGTGGATTTACAATTTATTTGAATGCAGCAGCTGCAGCAGAAACTAAAGTGAGCTTTGAAGTAACACCAACATACTAAGCAATGAAATTTATATCAATTATTTTTCTGTTTTTAAGTCAGTCAACTTTTGCCGGAGATCTGTTCTTTTCAGCAACCGGAAACAACGCAAACGACGGTCTTTCAGAGGGTGCACCAAAGCAAACAATTGCACACCTTAATGCTATTTTTTCAGGGCTTTCAGCTGGTACAAACATACGCTTTAAAAGAGGCGATGTTTTCTATGGTCAGATCATTTTAGCTAAGAGCGGGGCAGCGGGTAACCATATTACTTTTAGTGACTATGGTTTAACCTTCTTAGCAAAGCCACTCATTCTGGGCGGTAAAACAGAAAATTTGACAAGCGATTGGACAAACATAAGCGGCAACCTTTGGGAGAATAGCGACGCCGTTTTTTCAGTTGATTGCGCAAACCTTGTTTTTAATAACGAGGCATCTTGCGGCACAAAGTTGATGAATTCTGACAGCAGCCTAATATCTACGCAGGGGCAGTTTTGGTATAGCTTTACACGTGATGTGGTAAGGATTTATAGTGTTGGCAACCCGGCATCGTTCTACAGTAATATACAGGTTGTTTTAAGGGAAAACGCAATCAAAACAAATTCCTATTCTTACATGACATTTACTAACCTGGATTTTAGATATTGGGGATTGTGCGTTTGGGAACAGGGAGGCAATTATTACAATTGGCTGAACTGTGATATCTCATATATAGGGGGAGCAGATCAATTGTCAAATTACACCACAAGGTATGGTAATGGCTTGCAGCTTTGGGAGGGTACGCATGATGTGAATATAACCGGTTGTAGGATTTCGAATGTCTATGATGCTGGCATATCTCCACAAGGTTACAGCGCAGGGTACACAGCCTACAGGCAGTTTATAAGAAATAATATTATCCAAAAATGTGAATATTCATTCGAATTCTTTTTGAGGGATGCAGGTTCATCCTGTGATAGTATCTTTTTTGAATACAATACTTGTGTTGATGCCGGGGGTGGTTGGGGGCACAACCAAAGGCCGGACGGTGCGAACGGCACGCACATGCGCAATATTTTATTTACTGCAACACGAACAAACATCTTTATCAGAAACAATATCTTCAAAGGTGCAACCGAACGCCTGGTATGGTGGGGAAGTAGCAGCGATTTGACCGGTATCACTATCAGCAATAACCTGTATTTGCAAGCAGGTAGCGAACCAATTGCCCGGATGAGTACAACTAATTATAGTACACTCGGTGCATGGCAGTCTGCCAGTTCAAAGGATGCAAGTTCTATCAATTCAGATCCATTATTAAATGTTGATTTTACATTGCCTATAACCTCACCAGCTTTAACGGCAGGAGTGGCAGGCACTTTTATAGGGGCATATGATTTTCAATGTACAAAGGCACCAAGACGCTTTAAAAAGTAATTATAATTTTTTCAATCAATAACAATGACAGAACCACAGCAGCAAGAATTTATGGTCCTTAAAAGCAAGGTAGAAGAAATGAACCTACGGGCATACGGCATGGATAGGAAGTTGGATGATATCATTTCAGCAATCAGCGGTAACAATATCAGCGGTGATAAAGGAATGGTAGGCCAGCTGATCGAATTTAAAAAAGAGCAAACGGTTATGCAAACCGAAATTGAAGATTTGAAAACGCAGGTCAACGAAA